AATGCTCACGTCGTTAAGGCTCCTGATTGGTGGAAACCTAAAAATGAAGAACTAGGTGGCTATCACCTTCTTGACTATACACCCATTTTGGAACTAAACCGTCAGTTGGCCGAGGCTCAACGCCCTGCCACTAAAGAAGAAAAAGACGAGTAAGCCTTAAAATAAAAGCTGAGGAGAATCAGCTTGAGTCGCATAAACGTAGACTTATCAGAATTACTAGCCCCCATTAGGCAGATGCGCGAAGAAATTCAGAAGATGAATGACGCGCTACGTCAAACCGTACAACTGCAAGCACAGATGGCCGCTCACCAAAGACAGGCGGCTAACTCTTATTCTCCCACCAAAGCTGGACTTTCTCTTCAAGTTCAAGATATGGTTGCTGTTCGTGGCGGCCCTACCTCCAATGTCTACTCTATTGGAACTGGCACTCCAATTCCGCCGTCTAATATTAACCCAACAGGCACCTCATTAGGTTCGCCACTCCCTAGTGCTCAGTGGCAATTATCTCGTGGGGGGGTGGGAATTGCCGCTGCGTTTGCAGGACAAGCGGGCTTTCAAAATGACTTGGCAGCCAAGAGAGAGCGTGAAGAGGCTGTTAAGATTCTGTCTGGTAGTGCAAACACAACTGCCAAGATTCTATTAGACGTATCTAAAAAATTTGAACAAGAAAGAGCGGCCGCCTCTGATGCCCTTAAAAAAGCAACGGAAGAATATGGACAGGCTTCTGAAGCGGGAGCCAAAGACCTAGCTAAATTTGCCAAAGAATTAGACCAAGCAGCAAAAAATTTTAATAAAGTAAATCAAAAAGTTGAGCAGTTTTCTGAAACTGTAGATGACTTTATCAAACAAGGCGGCGGAGACGGTGGGGAGCCTCCTAAGCCACCTCCCACTTTGCGTGATTTGTTTGGAAATTTAACGGGCGGCGAAAAAGCTTTAGCTATTGGCGGCGGTTTAGCAAAAATCGCTTCAATTGGATTGAAGGGGTATGGGGAATATCAAGGCTTTAGAGCCTTGGGAATGGAGCAAGATGTTTCGGTTAGGTCAGGATTGGCCAGAGACATTGTTTCTGTAAATCAAGCCAGATATCAAGAATATATGGCGCAAGTGGCTCCAACCACGGGAGAGCAGTTTTTACGTGCTTATGGAAATCTTTTAACCCCTGGTAAAAATACATTTAAATTTTTAGGAGTTGGAAATAGAAATAGATTACAAAACGAAGCCTCTTATTATGCCAACTTAGACCGACAAGCAGAAAAAGCGCGACTTGATGAAGAGTTTTATAAGGGAGCCGGAGGAGTAGCGGGAGCTGCAGGCGCTGCCGGATTGGGTACCTTTTTGGCAACCAAGGGCGGTCAGCAGCTTATTCAAACTCAGTTGGCAAAAATGGCAGCCAAGGCTGGAGCGGGAACCGTACTTGGCACTATTGCACCCGGTGTTGGTAACTTTATTGGTGGAATTGGTGGAACGACACTCGGACTAGCGTCCGGTGCGTATGCTCTTTATCAAGGTTATCAACTTTATAAGACTTCTGAACAAAGAGCAGCTACGACAAGAACAGGACTAGAGGGGGGCGGAACTTCCTTTGCCGGCGCTCCTGAAATGGCAATTCGCGGTCAACAAATTGCCAGAATGGCCGAAGTCGAAAAATTAAAAGAAGAGTATAGACAAGAAGAGTTGTCAACAATTCAAGCCAAAAGATTGTCAATGGGGCTTGACGAAAACATAGCTGCAATGAGAATGAGGACTGCTGCTACTGTTATGGCAGGCGGCGCAGCAGTTTCTGGTTTTGAAATGTTTAGAGGAATGCCACAAGCCAGAGCCGAAGCGATTGCCGATAGATACGCAAGGCTAGGTTATTCAGTTCCAGAAGTTGGGCAAATCTATAATACCTATGCAGGTATGATGGGTACGACTCGCGGAGCGGATAGGCTCCTTGGGTTAAGTCGTGCAGGCGTCGGTTCCGTAGAACAAATGGCATCAACCGTATTAGGCATTTCAGCAGTATCAGGTAAACAAGGTGACACCAAACAGCTAGAGAATATCTTTGCTAAGGCTTTTGAGTCTGGACTTAAGGGTGCTCCAGCTATTCAAAGATTCTCCCAAGCAGCTATGGAAATGTCCCAAGCTTTAAAGATTCAGTCAGCCACAGGAGCTGCAGGATTCTTGTCTCAATTGACAGGAGCGATGAGAGGAACAAGCGGCTCAGCCATGATGTACATGGAAGAGGCTAAGTCTGGTTTGGCAGGACTTGCCGGAGTTACCGGAGCCACAACTGGCCTCATGGGAACATTAAAAGTTCTTTCTGGAGCAGGCGCTGGCTTGACCATGGGGACAGGTCTTGGCCTAGTTAGTCGTTCTAATGTCGTTCAGGTTCAGGAAGCATTGCAACAATTATCTGCAGGCGGCGACTACAAAAAATTAACAGGTCTTGCGCGTGAAATGGTCGGTGCTCAGATTTCTTCAGGAGCTACACCAGAAGCAGCCATGGCAAATGTTCGTAGACAATTACAAGCTCAGTCTGCGGCTCAAGTATCTCCATTTGCTGCAGATTTTAAAAGAAGAACAGGACGAGACTTTTCATCAATACAAGCGGAGGCCAAAGCACTTCTTAAGAAGGGAGATGCCGAAGGTCTTAAAAACCTGATGGCACACTTCAAAGATGTATCCACTGGAATGGCGGGATTAGAGGCTGAAGGTTCTGCAGCGGCTCTTTTGTTGTCAGGCGTAGACCCCGGCGATTTTAAAAAAGGCAAAAATATACTCGCTCAAGAAAAGGGCAAGGGCGCTGCTGTAGCTGCAGCAGACTTTACTACTGTTAACTACAAAAGAATGCTTAATAAGGCAGCTATTGATGCCTCTAGCGGAATAAATAGAGACGTAACAGATAAAGAGCTAATTGAAACGGCTAAGGGAATGGGTCTTAAAGGAACTGACCAAGAGTTAATTCAACAACTCAAGGGTGCTGCTGGAGTTAAGCCCGGAGAGCAGATGACTTTCTCAAAGTTAACAACAGCAATGTCTCTTCTCTCCGATACCGAAGGAGTTCGTGCTCAGAATACAGTCATTCAGAGTTTTGGTGATAAGGCTTTAGAACAACTTGCAGACGCCATGAAAGGCAAAGCGTCGGGCGGAGGCTTAAACACTAAAGCAGGAGTTGGCGCAAACCCACTTCCTAATTCAGATTTTGCTAAAGATAGGGTAGACTTTTTGAAATCATTAAAATAAAGTGATTATTAAATAGAGGTTTTTATGAAAGTAAAATATGTAACAAACTCAACAAGATGGGACATAATCTTATTTGATTATGTTGATGACGTTCCTGAGCCAACAACAAACCCAAATGTAAAAGTTTATAGCGGTAACAGAGGAGTTGTGTCAGTTGGTATTTCTCGCTCTAAAGCTTCTATACAAAATACTGCTAGTATTCAGGTGGTCGGTGACCTAAACGCCGCTTACTCAATTGGTAATTGGGTAATCATTAAATCAAAAGTTGGAAAATTTACAGAAAAAGAAGATTCTAGTTTTCCGGGAGTGTCGCCTCTTAAGGAAGGTATTATTCGTTTTGTTGGACAAATTACAACCATTGAAAATACCTATGCGGTTCAAAGTTCTGGACTTTTGACCAAACAGGCAACCATTCATATTAGAGAGTGGTCAAGCTTGCTCAACATCCCTGTTAGAATTGATGCTTATTCTTTTTCTAGCTTTTTCAATCAGACGAAGGAAGTGATAGGTCGTACTGACGTAATCTCCGCTGCATTAAAATCCCCTCAGATTAATGTAGGAGAGTTGGCTGGTAAACTAGTTGACCCCTTCATGGGAGCGGGTATGGTTTTGGCCATTATTGGCGGCCTAAATACAGACCCACAAACAGGTGCCAATCTTGGAGCAGAGCTAGGAGAATTTTCAAAGCTCATCAGTGTATCTAAATTAACATCTAGAATGCCCTGTGTCCCTAGAGAGCTTTTAGATTATCTAAAACTACCTAAATCAACTCAGACAAATAATGCTTTTTCTACAGGTTTTACAAACACGCTTTTAGGCGTTATGTACGCAAACACAACTTTTGAAGCCTCAAAAAAGGGAACGCTAGGGGGATATAGCGAAGAAAAACGTGACCCCAAGTCATTTAAGGGGTATTTTAAAAGTTATGACCAGCTTAAGTCAATGTTTTCTAATTATCAAGATAGGCCAGTAAATACAAACTTTTTTTCTACCCTGGGAAATGGCTCATCGGCCTGGAGTCTTATCCAAGAGCACATAGATACGACTTTTAATGAAGCGTTTACTGATATTTGGTATTTTAAAACCGAATCAGGAGAGACAACGTCTTTACCCATGATTGTTTTAAGAGACAAACCTTTTGCCCTTAAAGCTTTTTTAACAGACCCAGACAATCAAATTAAGCACACAAAATGGACAGCTTTTGACGATTTGCCCAGAATCTTTGTAGATGATGCACATATTCAGGCTGTATCGACAACTAATACGTTTTTTACAAGTCCTAACTTTATTATGCCCGACATTCAGTCTGGTAATGTGGGGGCATCTAGACCGGATGACCCCGTAATTGCTTATACAAATGCAGCTCATCGTATTGTAGACGAAGGCGCTATTGATAGATTTGGAACTATTGAACACTATTGGAATACTGTCTATAGTGCTCCAATTTCAAAAATAAAAGAAGCGGGACAGGACGTTGTTTACACTCCTTGGTTTGAGGATACCAAAAAACTAATGTATTACTGGCACGCATTGAGTTACCGATTTGGTAATGCTCAGTTAGCCATGAAAGATAATGACTTGCCAATTATGGTTGGTTGTAATATGTCTTTTCCGATGGGCGAGAATGTTTTGTGCGGCCATGTGGAGTCAGTTCGCTGGAGTTTTAGTATTGCTATGGACGGAACGGCCTCAACATCAACAAGTGTTCAGTTGTCTTACTTGTGCAAGGTAAAAGACGATGGAGAACTGACTCTAATTGGCCCGGCAGGTTTTACAGACTTGTTTGACCCAGAACTTGCTGATCAGGATATTAAAGAAACATTTAAGTTTCCTGAATTTAAAGGAAAGGTTCCAGAGTTAGACAATTTAATGTCAAAATTAAAAGTACCTAAAATACCGAAAGTGCCGTTTTCATGAGTAATATACCTTACACTCCATCTATTTCTGTAGGTGAGATAGTCGCTGTTCAGGAGCCGACTTCCGATACAGATACTATATTAAAGTATCTTGTTAGAATTGAGATAACAAATGGTGCAAGCACTTTTGTCTCAAGTGTTATATCGTCAACAGCTATTGGTGGCATTGCAGACGGTCTTAAGGTATACAGAAGACCAACCGTCGTAGATGGTAAATCTTATGCCGTAGACGACAAAACACCCTTCGGCGTTGGCGAGAGAGTTATTGTCGCCTTCATTAATAATGATATGCGACGTGGTGTAATTATTGGTGGATACAACAGAGTTATAGACCTTATTGAGCTTCCGGAACCAGAAGAGAAGAAGCCTCAGATGAGGTTTCAGTATCTTGGTATGATTTTTGATATTGACACCAAGGGTCAGCTCACGATTACTCATACAGGTGCTCCCAAAATTACAAGTAGCCCAAAAGATGTGCCTAAAATTGATGAGAAAAAAGTCTCAACTCTAATATTTAAAGACGACTCTAGTTTTGTGTTTGTTGACGCCAATAAACAGTCTATTAAAGTTGACTCAACTAATAAAAAAATTGAACTGACCTCAGACAAAGAAAAAGTCTCTATAGACCAAAAGGGCACCATCAAAGTCGAAGCTTCTAAACAGGTTATTGTCAAGGCTCCCAAGGTGGCTTTGGGTACGTCTTCGACGGAATTACTTGATTTAATTGATAAATTGTTAGAGGCACTTCAGAAAGCTGCACCTCAGCTAGTACAGACCGCGGTAGGCCCAGGAGCCATGGACCCTAATCTCATCTCAGCAATCGTAGAAACAAAGACAAGCCTTGCCAAAATTAAAGGCAAGGTAGAATGAACCATGTCTCTTAAAATAGATATGGGGAGTAAAGATGAACTTAAAGTCATTAATAAAACAAGGCGTTGATAAGCTAAAAAGCAAACTAGGCGCTAAGCCAAAAGACGACCCCAATTCAGTTGGCAAGTTACTTAAATCTGCCTATCCAGACAAAAGTGGCTTTTATACTGTTACAGCTGAAGATTGGTATAAAACCTATCCTTATAGATTCAAAATGATTATTAAAGGTAAGCCCACTTATTATTCGCTTCCTATTCCGCCAGAAGCTTTAAGCTATCAAATGGTGTCGGCTTCTCAGCTTATCCCCACTCTTGGCGGAGTTGTTGAAGAAACATCTAAAACAGTCTTTTGGCAAATTGCTTTGTCAGGAACAACCGGAATTGGAATTAGTCGTCCTTACACCGAAGATAAAGATATTTTGGATAAACCTGCGTCCGGTGAAAGCAACTTTAGAACAGTCTTAAAGGGTGGCCTACTTGCAAATACTTTTAACAAAGCCGTCAATGCAGTAGATGCCGTTAAGGGTGCTTGGGGACAAGGAGCTGAGGGTGCTGCTTTTGGTTTGTTGGAAGGATTGGCCTCAACAGCCCAAAGATACAACACGTCTGCCGTCCGAAATGCTATTCCGGAAGAGAGTACAGGCTCAAGACTCGCCAGCGCTGTCGGACTTGACTTTTCTCGCTTTCAAACTCTTAAGCCAAACGCAACTAATGGCTATGTTGAGATTCATCTTCTTCATTCTTTTTTGAACGCATATTCGCATCTTAAAGAAAATGATACAGAAAACGTAAGTCTTTATTTTGAATCACAAAAAGATAATATGCAATGGCAAGTCATCATAAAGAATTTTGCATTTCAGAAAAACGCAAATCAGCCTTATTTGTACAAATACAACATTGTGCTGCAAGGTTTTGACCTTAACCAAGTTGGCGGAACGGCCAGAGTCGCTGTAGATAGATTTGGAGCAGATGGTGACCTTGGAAGCGTTAGTTCGTTTACCTTAAGCGGCTCGCTGCAAAGAGCGAAAGCTCTTCAAAGAAAACTCGAAGGCGCTCAAAGCGTTGGCGGCTACGTCGGACTAATTTCATCTAAACCACCAATTATTTAAGGTTTTCAATGTTTTACACGTATTTGGATCAAGTAATGACCGACTATCTTGGATATGCTCAAGTATCCAAAAATGCTCCGTTTGCTTTAGCCAATGTTCAGACTATCGCAATTAATAGGTGGGATTGGTTTGTTCAAAACTGGGAAAATAAACTAAAACCAGAATTTAATAAAAGTCTTCCTAAGTCTGATTTTTTTATTAATCTTCTTAAGGATTTAAATAACGAAATTGTTACGCAAAAATTATTTCCTACAACTAGCACCAACCCGTTTATTAATTTAAACAAATTTATTAAATATAAGCCTATATTATCTTATATTTCCTTATCTGACATTTCTCTTACTCCCTCTGAGTCCTTAGTGCTTAAAGAGGAGCAAAAACGACTAGCTAATCTTTCTGTTTCAGACTTTAAAAATATGGCATATTTTTTACGCAGCAGTGCCGCAACAGCCGCACAAATCGTTGGTCTTGGTGACAATGATGGAGCCGCTGTACAAGGCTTTCCTATTACATCGGCTCAAAGGGGATACTCTCCTCAAGAGTTGGAGCAGATTGGCGATATTTTTGATTTAGCCGACGAAATTGATGGGATTATTTATTATCTTCAGCAGCAAACCGTTAAGCAACCTAACCTTTTGGCCGTTGCTAATAAAAACACAGACGCTGACTCTCAAGTTGTCTTTAATCAGTCGTATACGACAGCCGTCTCGCTCCCTTTTGTGGAATCCTTAGAGTATATGGCTGAGCAGTTTATGGGGTCAAAAGATTTTTGGTTTGAGATTGCAACGCTCAATAACCTTCAACCACCATATGTCGACAAAACGGGAACAAAAGAATATCTTTTGGGGCCAGGTACGCTCGCTTCTGTAAAGATTTCCACTAATCGAGCAAATGAAGTAAAAGTTGGAACAAAAATTAAGATTGGTTCGTATACCGTAAGAGAAGAAACTCGGTCTGTTTTAAAGATCGTTAAGTTTGATGATGGCACGATGATTCTTTCTTTGTCCGGTGCAGCCAATCTGTCTAAGCTGAAGATTTCGGAAAAAGCATATGTCAAAATCTATAAACCACAGACAGCAAACGAAGACTCCCTCCTTCTTATCCCCGTAGACGCAGAATCAGCCTTAATTGAAGGAAAGCAGCCGTCTCTCGATGTTCTGAAAAGGCTCGATAGGGCATTGCTAGACTTTGGCGTAGATGCTCGTCGAGATGAGAAAACAGGCGAGATTCAGATTGGCAAAAACGGTGATTTTGACATTATTTATGGAATGCCCGCCGTTCGTCAGGCAATTCATTCCCTAATGTCTACAAATATCGGTGAGTTACCGTTTCACCCGGACTACGGAATACCGTTTGCTAATTCAATTGGCGAGCGTTTTTACGGCAATGTTGAGCTGGCGGCAGCTTTTTCTGAGATATTACAAGAAGTTATATTATCTGACGGCAGGTATTCAGACGTTGTTGTTCAAGACTTAACAGTTACGGAAACATCTATCTCAATCAATATGATTGTGACCGTAGATGGCTCTAATGTCATAATTCCGTTAAGCTTTGTTTCAACGTAAATTCTTCTTGAAAAATAACACAGTCCATCTTAAAATAAAGTCACCTGAATCTTATTGAGGAGTTGGGCGCGTGACAGTTACTATTAAATCCAAGGAGCAATTGCTGGGCACTTGGGTCAGAAGAATCAAGAATAATACTGATATTACTGACTTTCAAACAGGCGGCGCTCTTGTTACATTAATGGAAGCTGTCGCTCAACAGGTTTATCAGGCGCAGCTATCCGTGCTAAAAGTGCTTGAAGTTACTGAAGTTGATAATCTTGTTGGCGAAAGACTCGATGATTTGGCCGAGTCTCTTAAAATTCCAAATGGTCAGGGCGGAGTGGGTCGTCAAGCGGCTATTCAGGCTACCGGTACCGTAACGATTGGTTCTGAGTTTAAAAAAATATCAACTCGCGCTTATGCCGGCAGACCCGCTCCGTATGCAGGCTCAACAGTTCTTTATGTTCAAGATGCCTCAGAAATGTTTGCAGCCGCTCCGGTTAATGGAAAAGTTTATCTTGGTCGCAATACGGTTGATTCGTTTGAAGGACCTATTTTATATACGAGTATTTCTTCAACCGGAACGTATTGGATTATTAATCTTGCTGACCCTCTTACAAAAGATCATCCCTATACCGACGAAATTGTGTTGGCGCAGGGAGGAGATAGAACTATCAACGCCTCTACCGTTGTACAGGTGCCAGCGTCCGCAGAGTCTCCTGCTATTCAGCTTACGGTAGATGCGGCAGTCATTTTGCCAGACGGAGAGGATTCTGTTACTGTTTCCGTAACTTGCTCTCAGTTTGGCGTTACGGGGAATGTTGCTTCAGGTGCTGTTACAGAATTTTCCGCAAAACCTTTTGTTGGCGCCACTGTTATCAATAAGCAGCCATTCGTTAATGGTTTTGATACAGAATCAGACGCCTCTCTTCGTCAGCGAATTAAAGATTATCCAAATACACTTGCTCGTGGAACTGTTGGGGCGATTAATTCCGCACTCTTGACAGTTGTAGATGCCGACACCAAGAAAAAAGTTGTTTCAGCGTCTGTTATTCGCCCTTTAGAAAAAGGCGAACCAACAACGGTTTACGTTGACGACGGATCTCTACTTGAACCCGTTTTTCTTGGCCAGGACTATGAACTATTGCTAGCAAAGGCATCTGGATTAGAGCAAAGTTTTAGAACTGCTCAAGCTCCGGTGACTCCCGCCGTTGTAGCGGGCGCACAGCAGGCTCCGTATGTGCTACAGGCGGGCATGTCCATTACGTTTCTTATTGATAATATTCCCTACGTATACACAATCGCCCCTTCAAATTACAAAGATTTGACTGCAGCTACAGCTTACGAAATTGTTCGTGATTTAAATTCAGACGCTGAAGGTATTCTTGATTTTCGCGTTACTGAAAATGGTACAAAAATCGTTGCGATAGACAGAACAAATACTGCGGAAGAGATACGTGTAATTCCGGGCGAATTGCAAAGCGTATTGGGTTTCCCAACCGTAACTCAGCGGCCTATTTATTTGTATAAAAACGGAATTTTGCAATCCTTCAAGGGAAAAACAGCAACAATTTCATCCAATCCTTTTTCAAATTGGTCTATTACCGGAGCTTCTTATACAGGACTACAGGTAATCGTTGACGGCGTAGCTGTGGCCGTTGCTGATATTACCAATACAGACTTTTTGTCGCGTTTTGGCGTTGCTATGACTGCAGCAACTGCCGAAAACTGGCGAGAGGTTTTGCAAGCGAAAATTCCCGGCGTTACCGTAATCTTTCAAGATAATAGATTTATTATTAGTTCAAATAAAGAAAATAATTCCTCCAGTGAAATCACAATCAGCGCCGGCGGTTGGATTGGGCCAGCTTCTATTTTTTCTACAGAGCCAGAAGAAAGAACATCGGTAGGCGCCTCAAAGGATTATACCTTTAATAGATATACCGGAGATATTCGCTTTATTTCGCGATTGCAGGCCGGAGATATTATTGAGATAGCTTCGGTTAATACTCGTGCATTTGTTAAGTCTACGACCACATCTACTGGTCTGTATGATTTATCAAATGACTATCCTGGATTTGGTCAGTCTAAGTTTATTGTTGCTTTGGACGGTGACGTACAGGTTAAAACAACGGGAAGCATTACGAACGGCTTAATCGAAGTTACAGAAATTGATTCAAGTGGTTTGACCGTATCTCTTCAAGATTATTTAGGAAATGGACTTTTTATCAATGCCGAAATTAATGACTATATCTACTTAGCGGCAGTTAAGGAAACTGAAACTACTCCAATTTCTGGATTTTCTTCTTTTTCCGACGAAGCCATAGGTTTTTATAAAATTAAAAAAATTGTGCGCGGCACGGTTCCTGCAAACTCTGACACAATCGTCGTAGAGGTGTCTTCCTATCAGGCAGCGGCTGCTTTTATTCTTGGAGATAGGTACGACACTTCATATTTGGGTGCGCCAACATTTAAGTTATTCTCTTCCACCGTTGTCCCGCAAGTTGTATCGCTAGTTCCAACGGCAGCGGCAATAGTAGAGGAGGTGGCGAATCAAATTAACGAACAAATTGTCGGCGGCGTTGCGGAAAGAAGCTCCGGACAGTATTTCTTTTTAAGAACAAATACTTACACAGACGGACAGATTTCAATTATTGCAACTTTTGGAAAAGCGAACAATCTATTCACCTCGTCAGCTGGATCTGCTTTGCAATCTCACGTTGGATCGTCCTCCTCCGTGTATTTGGATGGTGGTTTCCCCGTTGTAGCAGAAACAGTTTTGCCTTCCGATCCCGCAGCCGGATATGCGGCTCGTGATTATTTAAAAGTTGCTCCAAACTATACAGAAGTAACACAAACAACAACCAACCCAATTGCTCAGGCTGCCTCCATTGTTAGTACCTATCCAGTTGGATTTCAGGAAACTTGGGTCACAGGAAAGCTGTCAGGATGGACAGGGCGCGTTTACAACACAGAAACAATTGCACCATTTGAAGGTTTTTTAAGAACAGATAGCGCAATTAAGCCAATTGGCTCGGTGAATGTTACCTCGGAAACCCTGGACAGATATTCTAATATTTCCCTTAGGTTGCAAGATTTATCCATTACCCCCTTTGATAAATTCGTTGTTGAGATGGATTTAGATTCAGCCAACAAAACAATTACTTTGCCTTTATACAAAAAAGCTATTATTTCAGATGAGCAGCAGATTGCGATTTCTGGAAAAGGTCAAAAATTTCAATTTACTTTAAAAGATCCAGAAGATTTTGATAAAGAGTTTTTTGACGTTACAAGCCCATTTAGAGATTTTGATTTTAACGATTTTAAAGTAGTTGGTAAGTCAGTCGGTGTTTATAAGTTAAATAGCGCGGGTATGGGCTCGAATGAGCCGGCACTGGCTATTCGCTCTACTTCTTTTGGCGGCGCCAATAGAGTTAAACTAAATGTTCTTTATCCCCAGTCTCCATCAAAGGGTGAAATTACAATTAGTCACTCAAATGTGTACGAAAATGAAGAGGTTCAGACTGTAGTTGTTGCAGAGATGGCGTCTCAAGCGGCCATTCCCTCTACAATTTTTAATTCCGGCACTTATAAAGTGACTAATTCGTCTACATCTAACAATCTTACAGACATTACTTTGTCAACATTTCAGCCATCAATTACTGCAGTTGCTAAATTTGAATCACTTAGTCCTTCTTTTGGCTTTTCTTTTGGGGCACGTTCTGCAAATTATCCGGGAGTGCTAGGAAATAGCATCGAACTCGTTATTCAAGATAGCGGTAAACTGGGCACAACGGCAGAATTAGTTCAAATGATCGCTCAGTCAACTAAAAAAGTAATTCTTGATTTAAGAGGTTCTGCCCCCACTAGCGCTCAGCTAGCCGCCGCGTTAAGTGTCAGTACATATTTAGAAACAGTAACCGAAACAGTCGTGGGAAGTGTCTTATCGCTCGTGAAGATTCCAAATACATATGGCTACATACCAGAAGTTTCGGCAAAAATTTCAAATCCATATTTTACCATTTCCTTCAATCAGGTGGACTACAGTCCGCGCTTACGCGGAGCTGCGGGCAATTCATGGTCATTTAAATGTATAAGCACTGGCACGGGTACACCAATTGTAACTATCAATACTGCTCAAAAAATAATCGAAGTTAATTTAAGAGGCTCTCGCCTTTTGTTAACCGACTTAGAGAATTTGCTTAATGGCTCGTCTGGTTTTAATGCCAACATAATTAAAGTAGAGGTCTCAAGCGGAGACCAGTATTTAGCTCCGTTTGGCCCTTCTTTCTTCTCCGGTGGAGTAACCGTCTCCAATACAATTTATACGTCAGATGGGGCAGATGAGACAAATGGTGTTTTTGATGGTTTGTATTTAGTCAACAATTTATTACAGGTCAACGGAACACAATCCACTGTTTCCATGCCAATTGGGGTTTGGCCAATTGTTGATAAGCCGACTGCAGCGGAATTAACAATCCGTGTTCCTAATTACGTTGGCCTATCTTCGGCTACAGCAGTTAATACTATTTTCAATGCTGCCAACTATCAGCTTCAGTCTTTTCCCGTCGAGGCAAAAACACTCAAAGATCTGGCAGATGCAATTAACGCCTATTTGCCAGAAACACCAGTCGTTACTGCAGCTATTTTGGGATTAGAAACCACCAACGCTCTTATGCCGGGAGGTGCTCAGATCCCTCGGGCTACGTATATTAATTACACAAACCCAAACGCCTTGCCTGGTACCGTTGATAGCTCAAGCTCAGCATTGTCATTCCATGCTTTTTGGGCAAATCGTTCAGAAGGTTGTTCGATTTATGATTATGATTTGCTTGGAAATGCAATTAAGTCGGTTGTCCAGTCAAATGATGCAATGTTCCCTAGCGGAAATGCTATTTTGGGTACGGCATATTCTTCGGTGGGCGAAGAGGTTTATCTTCTTCCAACAAATGCGGCTACTTTTAGTAGATGGGCAAATTTTGCGCCAGCTTCTTCGTTGCCAATTCAGGCTGATATTGTTCGAGCCGAAGGCGCTGCAAAAGTTCAAATTTCTTCAAAGCTTCGAGGAACAAAAGGATCTGTGTATCCAAAAGATACACTTGCAAATAATTATAAAACAGTCACACTTGAGGCCGCCTCAGCTGAGAATGGTTCGGTTTACTTTCCCCTGTTGGTATCGCAAACAAAACAGCTACCAAGAGGCTCAATCGTAAAAGTAAAGAATGCGCTTGTTTCTGAATTATTAAGGCCATTTAGGGTTGCCTCCCCTCTTGCAAACTTAACTCCGGCCAATACTGCAAACGAAAAGACTTGGTTCAGAACAGGAACAAATATTGTTTATGAGCAGGCCAGTTCAACACGTGGGCGATTGTATTTCTTGAGACACGGGCAGTCAGCTACAATTGGTAGCATTTCGGTGACCGACACTGAGCCATTAGCTTCAGGTACAGAAATTAATATTACGTACAATACTCCCTCTGTAGGCTTAGCGACTATTACTTGCTCAGCGGGAACGCTTTCGGCTCGAATTGGCGATATGCTTTATATTCGTTCGGCGGGATTTCCTGCCGAAGTAAACTGCCCCGCTCTTGATAGCGGTCTAGTTATGAACAGCAGCCTTTATGATAACCCCTATGGTCTAACAGGTTATGTGGGCTATCCAGTAGTTCAGGTCAATGACTCAACAAGCTGTTGCGTCATTGCTCCAAATTTGACTCAAAATCACACACTTACCCTTGCCGCATCGACAGATCTTGTTTTTGTTCCTACTGTTTATACAGAAAAAAACATCAAGACACAGCATAAGGCGGGCTCACAAGGGGTCGAGGTTCTTGGAAATGTGGCAACTCAGGGAACCCATGCAGAGTCTATTTCGGGTGTTTGCTCATACGGAATCGTAAAAAAACTGTCAGATGGGTTTTCCGCCCTGATTCTTTCTAACACCTCCGACGGCACAACGCCTCCAGATCGCTTAAACGACACAATGCTACTCGCAGAGTGCGGTGTAAATACCGACGATTATGTGTTTTTAAATGGATTTGGTCAAGGAGTTGATGGTCAGTACCAGCTTGTAGCGCACGACGGAAAAAATACGGCTATTCTTTATAACTCAGTTCTTCCGATTCAAGACGTTGTTCAGGATAGTGTCACACGCTCAGTCAATGTAGGTAAAAATTGGTGGGGCAAAGAATTGCAAATTGTCGATAATGATTCGGCTGATTATACAATTGACCCTCGCGTAGTTCGTATTGTGGATGCTGAGTCTGTTTTGCCCGGATGTAAGATATCAATTGCTTCGGCTGCTGAAGGTACAAGTAATTGGTTCCCGCAAGCGCTCGTAGGGATTTGGACAGTAACAGAGATTGGTTTTTATGGCCCTTCGGCTAGTATCTGTCCGTATATTGAATTTGATATGCCAGCCGGGGCTCCCGCCGCAGCACAACTTGTTACTATTGCGGCCGCGAATGAAGAGAATATTGGGTTTTTGGAAAAAGAACCATTTTCTGCTTTTAGGCTTGTTCAGGGATGGGCAATTGATCCTAAAAATGCAGAAAACGCTCAAGCCTATCTGACTCCAGCTAAATCTTATCAAAAAATTTCAAATTACCTGGGATCAGAAATTGAATGCGTTCATAAACTAGGATACGAAACTGTACCTAAAACCGGTATCGACGGATATAAAATTTTTGGTGGCCTTATTCGAGAGGCTCAAAGAACTGTAGATGGCGTTCCTACTTCAATTAGCAGATATCCCGGTGTTAAGTCTACGGGAACCGATGTATCGGTATTGCCTCCAATTCCTCGTTCAGTTTCAGTTTCTTTCCGAGTTCGCGCTCGTGATGGTATTTCGATTAACACAATCGCAGCCGTCGTTCGCTCTGCCGTAGTATCTTTTATTGGCGGATTGGGGATCGGTCAATCTGTAATTTTGTCCGAGCTTATAGGATTGGTTCAAGACATTCCCGGTGTTGTTTCTGTAGAAATTATCGAAACTCTCCCCTTTGCAGTTGACGGGCGTATTCCGGTTGCGGATAATGAAAAGGCAGTGGTGATAGATTCGGCATCTAACATTAGCGTTGGGCAATAAAATGTCAAATGTTCGTCAGTATTTACCGTTAGTTGCAAAGCCAAATAAAGAACAGGCGCCAAAAATAAACGCCTTGCTCGATGGCGTTGATGACATAGTTGATCAGCTTGAAAAATACACGGAATATGCGCAAAATCAATTTTTCTTTACAACCGCAGACGCTGAGTATGTTTTTAAGCTCGCAGCTCGAAGTGGTTTTTATTTGCCAAGAGACGCTGGTTTAAATATCGAGGGACTTAAACCACTTGCCCCATTAATGATCAATCAACCAAAGACATCTTTGGAAATTTTGTTGCGCGTTTTAGAAATTTATTTTTCTCAGACTTTAACCAGGCCAAGTGTTATTTCTGCTCAGGCTGAGCCATACAGATTAAAAGAAAAAGATGATTTGATTGTAAAAACAAGAGACGCTGAACACTGTTTGACTGTCGATAAGTCAATGTTTTCTGATATTAAAAACGTATCCGCTTCGGAGTTAGCAACTTATATAAATTCCGTTCAATATCATTATATTGCAACCGTTTTTTACGACAGAATCGTCGAGAAAAACAAAATTCGACTTACACCGAATGGCTCTGGTCTAAATGAAATTATTCAAGTAATTGGCGGAACCCTTCAAAATTTATTACTTTTTCCAAACATTATCCCAACGACAAACTCTTTTCAAACACGTTGGCTTGTTTCTAAGGTTGCTGAATATTCCGACATAGTAACCTTCACATATTTAGACGGGCCGCCACCGTCTATTCATTTAGCAAAAATTGGCGACATTGTGACAATAAGGGGTCAGTTTGATGTAGGAACTTCCGGAGCTGCACAAATACCGGTGCAAGATATCTTCGGAAATGATGTGATTGATAATTATGGTAACCTGGTAACTGTATTAGTTTATCTAATACAAGGAAATTATTCTGTTTTAAACGGCACTTATGAAATTATTGATGTGGGTTACGATTACTTTAAAATTAGAAATAAATATTTAAGGTTACCTACCGGAAATATTGGAGAAGTAGTACAGCTTTCCCAAAGAGACATTATTTTTACCGAAAATATACCACACAGGGTTTACGATCAAGAGACATTTTCTTATATAACAGAAATGACAGACGATGAGTTAAGCGTTACCGTTCCGGCAGTTCCTCCAATCGTAAAACGTTTTTTGCAGGGTGCTTGGCACGCTTATGGGGCTAAGTACACAGTAGCGGACTTTACCAGAAATACTGTAAGAATAGAAAGCTCTCCAAATGTGCAATTACCCACACAGGGCGCAAGTTTTGTTTTAGAATCTGATACTTTTGCTGCAAATTATGCACAAAAAAGGTTTAAGATTCTAAATACTAATCCCTCCAACGGAATTATCACTTTAGAAAACTCAGACGAATATAATGTTTTGCCTTACACAACCCCTACCTTAATTGGAAAAAATAACCCATTCTTTTGTGATATCAATTCGGATGTCGTGGAGATGGATTTTAATTATCGTCATGGATTATTTTCAGGGTCAGAAATTATTATCAATTCTGCTGCGATTAATTTGGAAAGCAATATAGATGTTAATGGGTCTTGGGTGGTAGATAGGGTTTTGTCGGATACAAAAATATCTTTTAAAATCAATCAAAAAAATATTGGCACACCTTCTGCTAGTTCTGCGGTTTTGTATTCCCTTGGTAATAAAAAATATCGTCTGCAGTTTTCCTCAACGACGACTCTTAATTTGTCTAAAATAAATGTAGTCGGTAAATTTTTTGAATTTTACGAAGATGGCACCGCAAATATTTTTAATCCCTACACTTGGCAAAAACTAAAAGCTAGGTGCTTTAAGACGCTCAGCGTAGGAAGTACCAGCGTCGATTTTGAAACACTTGAAGATTGGTCTGTGTTGCCAAACGAAACAATTGCTTCAAATGTAAGAGTAAGGACAACCCAAGTCGCGTGGGGGGAAGACACCTCTTCTTATTATTTTGACAAAACATCGGCACGCAATCAAGAAGTTTTTATGAATAATTTAACAATGACGGCTGCTGATTACATTAAGCCAACTAGTCCATTATATTTGGGTTCTTATTTGTACGATCCGCAAGGATTAGTAACTAGGTATCTTCCCAGTGCCACAGGCGCTGCTGCGGAGATAGCGATTTTAAGAGGCGAAAGCGGAGTCCTTGTAACTGTTGATTCTGCTTTGGAATTTAGCCAAAACGGAGGGTATGTGGTATTTGAGTACGGAACCTCGCTCCAAGAGGGGCCGGTACCGTACATAACTCTTTCGGGAGGCCAAATTGTTATTGACCCAGCGTATGTTTTTAAAAAAACTCACTCAAAGGGAGCTACAGTTAGGCAGGTAAAAAGATTAGAGCCACTTATGCCAGCCCCTAATGGATTGATGTTTCAGCCATTTTTAACAGGAACCTCAAAAGCCCGAGATAGTTTTTTTGAAATTATTAAAAAAATAATTTCCGCTGGAGTTTTTGTTACAGACGATGTATTGTACCCAGAGCTGCGGTTTGCTGACGAAAGTATTGAGCCATACAAGTAGTAAAATCGCTGTATTAAGCAAGAGGAGCTAAAATGTCAGTTCAGTCAAGAGTCAATTGGTTGGGTGGTCAACGCATTGATCTTCCTGATTTGTTAGCAATTGATTCATATGTTGTCAACGACATCCGCAATTTGCTTATGTCTCTCACCGGCGGCTCTTCGTTCGTTGTCAGTGGATTGGAAATAACTGAATGGGCTGGCCTGACGGTAAGCGTAAAGGTTTCGGATTGTTTAGTTTTTTGTCCCGGCAATTCAATTGCACCTTTTTATAAAGGTCTTCCGGGGGACTCAAACCTTTCTATTTCTCTTCAGTCTAACTCAGAAATATTTTTAGAACTTGTTTTAGAAACCTCGACTAGCGGCTCAGTTTCAAAGGGTTTTTGGGATTCTTTGGCAATTACGCCCGATTCTGCAGCGGGATCAGAATATGTAGAAACCGTTGACGCTCAGAAAATTATAATTCCAAAATTAGTTCAAAGATTTGGCGGGTTTACGCCAAACTCTATTAAAATTGCAAAAATTAAGACAGGCGCTTCCGACGTTACCGAGGTTGTAGATTCAAGAGAGTTGTTTTTTAGGCTAGGATCAGGGGGTTCTGTTCCTAATCCTTCATATTCTTTTCCTTGGGACTCGACTTCGAGACAGGAGTCGCCTCAAAAATCGGATATCGCTTCTCGGCTGGCATCCACAGATCCCGCCTCGATTTACTACTCAAACACAACCGACGGGACCGTACTCAACGATAAGGGTTTAAAGACTTTTAAAGATTGGCTGAACGCAACCATGTCGGTTTTGCGTGAAATTAAGGGTACTCCGACTTGGTATCAAGATGCTGCAAGTTCCGTTGGTTTTCCTTTAAATTTATCTCTTTTGTCTTTGTTTCTTGATTCTACCGCTGGTCATTCTATTTTGGCTATTCCTTCGGCCACTGTTTTTTGGGGCTCTACGACGGGGGCTTTGGGAAACAAACTACACAGCGACGGTACATCTACAATTCAGTGGCAGGCCAACTATGGATACACTCTTAAGTGGCAGCTCGGCGGAACCTACTCCTCTAATCGCATTTATGATAATGTTAATTTCATGTCGCCAGAAATCGACGAGGGCGATGCTCTTTATTTGGCTTTACAGAGAAATGTTCGATTGACAGAAACGCCCGTTTTGTGGCGCCCAACCGTTTCCCCTGGCGGCGGACTGGATGCTGAAAAATCCGTTGAAGGAAATGGATTGTTTATTGGCGTTGCGATTGGCGACTATATTAAAAAAGAATCCGAAGGGATTCTTGCGTATTACAGAGTTACAAAATTGTATGACGGTTTGACGGTTGTAACCGCAGAAGGCTCTGTAGCGGGTCTTTCCGTCAGAGCCGTAGAAGTCGACCGAACTATCAATTCACAATCTACCGAGCAATACAGGTATTTTAGATCTAGGTATTCTAATATTGATTTATATGTTCGCGGCTCGGGCGATGTTCCACCCAATGATGTAGATTGGTATTGGCTTGGAAGAAGAACTGGTTCTAGTTTTTATTTTAGGGATTATGGCAATCTTTCTCAAGGGGAAGAAATAGAAATTGTTGATCCCGGAGCTACAGACGAAAGTCAAAATGATTTTGGAGTAGAGCCTATTTTGGCGCTACATCCGGACGTTGCCTACAAACTAAACACTCTCGGATTCGCTCCAAATCCGGATATGTCTGTTCCTGCAGATGGATTGGTTTTAACTTTTTATAAACGAAAAACAAACAACAGGGTTAATTCTGATTCTACTCAAAATCCGACGATTTTTTCTTATGAACTAAACACCGCTATTACCTTAAATGCGAATCAAGAGCTTTGGGTAAAGATTTCAGATTTGTATTCTGCCGCTCCGTATTCTTTGGCCGCCGGTGATGTAACAGACGTTACAACAACAAACGTCTATCAAGTCAGAGATGCTACGGACTCTCCTTTAAGAAACTATGACAACCGTCAAGTATTTATGCTTGCCAAGCAAATAACTATCGGCTCGGCCTCATATGTTGTTTTCTTTGACGGAACCGTCGTGGGGGCTAAAGGCCGAGCTACTCCACAAAGACTCCAGGTAGAAAATGTTTGGATTCATGACACTGAAGTCGACGTGACAACAACTGTAACTCCTGCTCGTCTATTTGAAAACGCAAACGCAATCAAAATTGGTCAGGCCAATAGCGTTATTCGTATTGAGGGTGCTCAGTCTGTAAAAAGAGCAAATGTTTCAGGAACTTATTCTGTTTTATCCACAGATCACATTCTTTCTGTTGACACCTCTTCCGCAGCTGCTACGATTACTTTACCGGTAATTAGCGCAGTCGGGGATGGTCATACAGTAATCGTAAAAGATAAGTCAAACAATTCTTATACCAATACGATTACTCTTACACCTAGCGGCGGAAATACGGTAGACGGTCAGTCTTCTTTTGTAATTCAGTCAGATGGAGCGGCTTTCGTGCTTGTTGCAAATGCAGCCGGAGACTGGGAACTTATGTAAGGAGTTATTTTTATGAACAATGTTATTGACTTAAATAAAAAAATTAGACAAAAGACACTTGCATCAATTATTCGCCGAGAAACTCTCGGCGTAGACCTTACTCAAAATCAAATCTACAAGTTGCGAGTCGGCACATCATTATGGTTTGACGCAGATGATGCTATAGTCGTTGTTCAAAAGAACGGAGACGACTTTAAAGTATTATTATGTCCTGTCAACAGAGACTTGCTCGAAGGAAAGTGGGAAAACTTTGGTTTGTTGAGTTGGCTTTGGCTCCGCCACATCAAGCTCAAGAGAGTCGGCAAGCACAGGGCATCTTCAGATGAGTTCAAAGTGCTACTTCAAAGGACTACCGGAGTTGACGCAGACATTGAGTTTGTGAGAACATTGCCTCAACTACCGGAAATCAATCCGGCTTATTCGATGTGAGATTATGGCCAAGGTGACCGAACAACAACTAGCTCAGCAGAAACTCTTGAAAGAACTACAAGAGTCATACGAGCGTGATTATGCTTGGCTAAACGACGAAGAGCGCAACATTGCTGAGAGAGCGCTCGCTGCCCAAAAGACGTTGGTTGTTAGTCCTTCTCAAGAAGCCGCCTTGTTTGGCGTGTACGCGATGGGCAGAACTTGTGTTCAGATTGCTAGGCAGTCAGGTCATCTTCCTGAGACTATTGTATTGAGTATGCTTCGGTACAACTGGTGCCTTAGAATGCAGATGGCCAATCAACAAGCCGATGGCAGCGTCTTGGAAGTCTTTGGTAAAGAGGCTATCGACACAATCTTTACTATGACTAAGATTGCTATTGAGAATGACTTGAAAAAAGTCTTAGCTGGCGAGATGGCGGCGGGCGACTCTGGCTTTGTTCCTAAGAACATAAAAGAGATGAAAGACTTTCTAGGAATTGTTGGAGAAGTTCATAAGATTGATGCCTTCATGCGTCTCGGAGCCAAGCAGCCTTTGGTCAATGTCAGCAACCAGACGTTGACTCTTAATGGCGGCCAATCTCAAACGCAGACTCAAGTCACAGATGCTCAAACAGTTGAGCTGCTGGAAACATCAGAAAAACGAATTGAAGCTTTAAAAGCATTGGAAGAAGATAGTAAAGAATAGTTAGGAGAATTTTATGTTTAAGTATTTAATTTTGTTTGTTTTGATTGCTTGTCAGTCTACTCCTGCCCCACAGCCACAGCCGTCTCCAGCAGAAATGGCATGTGCGACCGTTTATGACCCTCATATTTGTCTTATTACTATTGACAGTACGACGTTTGCAGGGCATGGTCAAAACAGGTGCCAAGCTCTCAGAAAGCTTCGTGCCACACTAACTGAGCGCGGCCACAACCCGCTAATCGCTCAAAGAGCCGAGTGTGGCAGAGTTTTTGAGTAGTCAGGAGATTCTTATGAACAACGAAACTCAAGAAGAACAAAAACAAGAATGCTTTAGCAAAAGAACTGGCTACAAAATGGCCGACAGGCAAGTTGGCTATCGAGGCAAAAAGTTTGAAAAGAAATGCTTTCAGAGGCAACTAAGAGAAAAATACGAATCCAATGAAGTTATACCCCTAGGGGACATAGAGATAAAAGAAATCCCATTTAAAGAGGCTCAAGATTTTATCTTGAAGTATGAGTGGCTTGGCACGATGGGTACGACAAAATTTTCAATAGGAATTTTTTGCAAAAATATACTATGTGGCGTTGCATGTTTTGGCCTTACGGCGGGAACAGCTTCTCTATCAGAGCCATTTGGAGAAGAGTATAAAAACAAAGGAATTGTTTTGGTTAGGGGTGCGTGCGCAAGTAATGCTCATCAGCACTGCGGAAGCTATCTAATTGGCAAATGCAAAAAGATATTAGAAGAAAAAGGATATCTTTTTTGTATAGCGTATTCAGACCCAGAGGCTGGAGAAATAGGCACGATATATCAGGCAACTAATTGGAATTTTTACGGTTTCACAAGCAAAGTAAACTACCTTGTCAGACCCGACGGAAAAAGAGTAGACCCAAAAATTATTCATAAGTATTCAAAAAAACACAAAATATCATACTCAGAGCAAAAAGAACTCTTTTTAAAAGAGGGTTATTACTTTGAAAAAGGTAATAAAAAAATGAAATACCTTATGTATTTTGGTAACAAAAGAGAAGTTAAACAAATGCTTAAGCATAAAAAAGTCAAATTTTATCAATACTTAAAAAGAGAGCATTTTGAAACCTTAGATTTAATATACGAAACTAGCCTCGTTGAAAAAAACACCTAAAGGTTTTTGTTGACCCTCCGATAAGACTTATGTAAGTCAACTACGGGAGGTGCTGCATGTACACAGTTCTTATTGAGTCTGATGTTGCTCCAATGACCATGCCTAACTGGACAATTGACCAATCCTTTGAGGCTGAGTTTGACACACTAGGCGAAGCGGAGTCCTACGTGCGCTCATTGGAGCGTTGGTCCGCAGCAGATGCTCATGATGAGCTATGGGCTTGGCACGGTCCACAATTTAGAATCTTTTCAGAAGAGGCAGGAGACTTTTGTGATTAAAAGGGGATTGATTATGTTTAAGTATTTGAGTTTATTTGTGTTTTTGGTTGGTTGTGGCGCTCCGCAAACTCCAGACGAAGTCAAAGCAGACAACTTCTTGCAAGAGTTTGTGGGCGACTGTAAAAAAGTCCATGGAGACAGGTGCGATGTTCCCATGACAGTTCACAGCCTTAGCGAGTCTGCCGACGAGCAGACTTGTTGGACAGAAGACGGTAATCCTATTAGGTCTGTGGTGCTTCATAGGGAGGCGGTGACCCGAGGCAACAGGGCGGCTGTCTACCAAGAGTTGTTTTATTGCAGCCTGAATTTAAGCACGCTTCAGAGTGACCTGTTGAGTTTAGAAGAGTTTGCCAAGGCTATTGGTCTAAGTAAATAATCTATAATAAGGATTTGGTTTATTATAGTCTACGCTCGTAGCCTATAATAAGCTCATGGACAAAGTTTTACAAAAATGAAGTTTAGATGACGTGCAGATGAAATCTATTGACCATTTTAGTGTTGGTTGGTCAATAGAAGTCATTAGAATGGCCAATAGGCGGTCAATAGAAAATGATTGGCCAGTTGAGCAGGTGTTGTATGCTTGTTTGAGGTGGGACTTGTGAGTTACCGAGAAATACTTTGCTTCATGACTCGGAAGAACAGGCCATCCAGTTTCTTGATACACCGACTCATGTTTTGTTTGACAAGACCCCTAATGAGCATATAAAAGATGGTTACGGCCAGACGGTCATCGAGTGGCTGAATGAGTTGGTCGGACGTTAATAGCATTCTAAAGAATATTAATAACATTCCATGGAGAACAAAAAATGACAGAATCTCAATGGCTTGACGCTCAGAAGGCTTACGACAGAGTTAGGGCATTATTAGTTCAAGATGGCCAAACAATGGAACAGGCTCAAAAGACTCTTGAGACTCTTGTACTGTTTGTGATGGGAAGTAAACTCAATAAAGAAGAAAGCAACGTCCATTTGGCCAAGTTTTTAGAGGCTATGTTGAAGGGCGATAAGCCACAGTGTTAAATAGTTTGAAATGTTTCTATTTTTTTCTAACTAGGTATTTTTATGAAAAACTTATTTTTATGTGTGCTATTGGTTGGTTGCGCTTCATCTCCGCAGGTTCCAAATTCTGCTCCGCAGCCAACACCCACCCCCACTCAAGCACCTAAGCGTCAGCCAAAATATAAGATAGGCGACTGCCTCATGATTGTTGACTTGCCAAACGGAGAGACTAAGTCTCGCCATAGAGTCAGAGTTGAGAAAGTCGGCGTTGACCGTTATTACTACAGATGGCTTCTTGACGATGGGCGCTGGGATACAGAACTATCTAGTAATGTAGGCAAATTTGAAGTTTTAGAAAAAATTTCAAAAAAAGTGTTTGACTGCCCTAAAGGTTAACGCTAGACAGCCGATAAGTATTGTAATGGAGGTGATTATGAAGAACCTAGCAAGCGAAATCAAAAAGGCAGTTAACGCTAAATGTGCGCCCAATGGTAGGGCAAATCTTATTGTCCACCTTAAAGACGGACAGCGCATCAAAATAGAAAAAGTAAATGCGGGTGACTTTTACACACCCATGGTCATTGCTGAGTCTTTTCCAAATGTGGCCAAGGCAGAATTAGAAGTTTATTAAGGAGGTTTTGTGACTGAGTATCAATTGTTTCTTATGTTTGCTACTTTCATGGCAGTTCTTTTTGGGACAGGACTGCTTGTTAATATCCTTCAGGACTAAGGAGTCTTGCCATGGCTAACCACAAAATCATGCTCCAAGCCTCTAGCTACCTGACTCAAATGGGCATCCCATTCCAGTCAGTCAAGATGTTTGGCAAGCTGTTGGTTATCCATACCAACGACCACCATGCTGCAAAAATCATTCAAAGTATTCTTAGCGGCTCTGGCGTCAATAAAACAGGAATTGAAGAGCCAGACAGAATGAATGACGACTACGTTGTAACTGGTCTTATTGATGATGCCATCAATGAAGCTCTCGAAGAGTTTGACGATATAGACTATGGGGATGAAGAGCAATGAAGTTAATTTATCTCATTATCCTATTTCAAATCTGCGGCAACACTATGGCTATTTTTGAGGATGGTGAGCCTACTTTAGCTTGTCATCTAGTTAAGCAACAATGTGTGAGTCTGTCTATTGCGCAACTTATGATGCTGCGCCAGACTTCATCTTGTACAAAACTTAAAGAGTTTAAAGTGGTTGAGTAGTTAGGGGGACTTATGCGTTTTGTCTTTATGGCTATATTGTTGGTTGGATGTGGGACAGGTCTTGGAACTACAGAAGTAGAAAAGATTGTGGAAGTCCCCCAACCCTTTTATATTGACACCCATAAAGTAGACGCCAAACTTCTTCCCCACGTTATGGAATTTGCCGGATATTGTGACAAGTTTGGAACATCTACCAAGTGCAAGGAAAACTTTAATAAAATCAAGTCAATACGGATTGTAGAGTCTTTTCCTGAAAAGTTTGTTATTGGCAAGTGTTATGTATCTTCCTCAAAGCGCTGGGTCGAGGTTCTTGACTGGCAGGACTCAGACTCTTTTTCAACTAAAGCTTTGATTGCGCACGAGCTGGCTCACTGCGCCCTTGGCGACCCCTTTTCTCACTACGACGAGGAAGATGACATCATGAATAGCTACTTAATCTCAGACCAGACCATCTTTCGTAGCTGGCCACAGCTCATTAAAGCTATGTTTTTACGCGCTGGCGGCTCTTTACCGTTGACACAAGAAGAAAATGCTTCTACAGTTACTCAGTCAATCATTACTGAGACAGGAGAGGTGGCTTGTGAAACCAGAGAAAATTCAATACCAAGACATTGAAGACAAGTTTCCGCAGCTCTTAAGGTGTGGTTTAGAAGTCAACGAGGGTTGGTTATCATTAATTTGGGACATGTGTGAGCATCTTTTAGCCTCAAGAGAGGCTATTGGTGTTCCCATTTCAGAAGAAAATCCTCTGCACTTTACACAAATTAAAGAAAAGTTTGGAACTCTTCGGGCATATGCAACTACGTCTACAG